GGAGTCACCCACTTTCCTCTTTTTGCACCCCAACATTGTCACCTCATCATGACGAACTCATAACGCGGACACATAACAAGCGTAGTGTCCTCGACGATTGCCATCCTCGTGTGAATTCCGGGCTCCGCTTGCACTGATGGTACCTCTTACGAAACTTGGAGAGACTTCGGCCTCGAAGAGCGGTAATGTACCCTCTGCGCCTGGGACCTAATGGCGTTTTTGCTGTAGGGATTTTTCAGTGGTAGAAAGATTAGGGGTTAAACATCCTGGTTCGCTAGGTTTGTCCTTAACTTTACTCAGCTGATGGGAATACCCATGGAGGCTTCTGCTAATGGGTTATCACATGATGATAATGCGAATAAATCGCAAAATGTTGGACCTTCTACTCTTCCGGGGTCAGATAAACAAGGAGGAGAAAACCACGAAAATTCTTTTAATTCTTTTTCAAATGATTTCTTTTTTAATTTTTTACGCACATCTACGAGTACTCATATTTCAGACAGTCCAGGAGTTTCTTTCGTCTCAAAGGATGGAACACCTTACACATCAGCTACCATCCAGTCCGCAGTCGGTCGTCTTACACATAATGTCGTCGCATCAGCAGTCCAGCTCAACATTACAGCCAACAATACGTTAGAGGTGGACTACGGTTTTGGCCAAGACGTCTCAAGAGCTACAGGAACCATCACAATCCCGATCTTTGATGGTGAAAAGTACAAAGAGGTAGCTCGCGCCTTATCATTAGTTTTCAGCAAGAAGGGTATGGCGCTCGACGTTACATCTCAAACTGTTCAAGACACCCTCATGAACTCCGATCTCACAATTGCTACCGTCGCTGCTGGATATTACACAGCTTTAGCCGCTCGCCATGAACTCACAAAAGAAGCAAGCGTCGCAGCCCATCGTATTCCTTTCGTTACAGCCTTATCAGACACGTTCACAGCTGCAGACAACGCGCAACGCTCAAGCCACGTCATCTCTTCTTGCTTGCGCTGCCCTGCCTCGAATAACGCTCAACGCCAAGTCACAGTCGGTACGAATATGTGGACGAATGTTTCCGTCGAAAATCTTGCAGTACAAGGCGCTGCAATCCCAAATCCAAACGATGTATCATTCTTCATTCCGAACAAAGCCCTCCCATCTTCTTGGTGGTGCGCAATCTGGCTTCTCAACGCTTTTCTTCACAGCTTCGTCGCGCAGACTCGTTTCCACATCTTCATTACACCAGGTGAAACCTACAATCTTGCGCCGTTCACAGATGCCGATATCTACGAAGCGATCCCTGTTTTGCTCGCGATGTCAAAATCATCGCGTCCTGTTCCAGAGAGTGTCGAAAGTATGCTCTACGCCTACGGCACCCAGATGGTTATCCAACCACACTCGCTCTATACGGAGGGCGGCATAATTAGGAAAATGATCTTTACCGTCCCACACCTTCCAGCACACGGCTATTTCGTAACAAACGCTGAATACTCGAGATACATGAACATCGCTGTTCCAAACGACCCACGTACAGCCAAAGATTACATAATTGGAGTCGGCACCGGTCTCTTACAGGTCATACTTGCTTACCAAGCCGCCTTCAGCTGTGGTGGTCCAATCGCTCTCCACTGGCACGCCAACGACGCTATCTCACATGGTATGGATACTGTTGCAGCTGCTTACCTCGAAGGAAGATACTTCACCATCCCAATGGCTATCAACGTTGCGACGAATATTGCCCAATATACTACAGGAGTTAGGGCAGATCCACAGTACAAACATTCACTCGACCGGATCTTACCACGCATTTTCGGTCCGTCGACAGACACAGTTTTCAACTTCATCGAATCCGCGATCACATCTTCTTGGGTCTCAATCAATGCTACGAAACGCAACGGCCGTGCCAGAAAGTTCAGGACGGCTTTCATCAACCGCTTTCATGATCCAGAATTCGCTTACATGTTCGGCATTACTGGCAATGGCATCGAGCGGATGGAAGGTAAAGTCACGTCGAACATCGCACAGGAAGTTGAATACCTCACCAACGGTGGTGACCTTCGCAACTGCCCAATTCTTCGCACCTTAAAGGCTGCTGAAGCAGAAGAGACCGTCACTTTCATGTGTACGGGAAAGATCGGTTCCATCTTCGCGATCGATGGTACAATGCGCACATTCAAACGGTACCAAACGATCGACCTCGCTGAACTCGGATGGACGTCACACGGCAAGGTCATGAAACCATACGCTTTCAGAGCCCCAGTCATCCAAGGAATCACCGTCTGCAAGACAGCTTACACATCCACAGCTATCGACATCGTCACAACAGTCTTCGGCCCCTTACGCCTTCGCGTAGGCACCCTTTTTGAGTAAGGCTGTACGTTGTGGCCCTATAATACCATCCGTCAAGCATCACTTCAACATAAGACGCATCATAACAGTTAAACGTAATGGTAATGAATACGTATTTATCCCAGGTTACGGATGGGTATTACAGGATGATTATTTGGTGAATTCCGTCAAGATGACTGGTGAAGATCAACTACCTCCTAACCAGTTACCTTATGGCGATGATCTTTTACTTATATATTCAGAAATTTTACTTTATAATTACATATCTCTTTTTCCCAAGTTCAGATACAAGAATCCAGACTTATTAAATCAAGAAACAGAATTACAACTTTTCCCACTTAAAACCGACTCAGCTGCCAGAAATAAAGCCAATTTTTATGCTAGATCACTATGGAATGAAGCAAAAACAGACAAAACAGCTTTCAAACCAGGAACCTACAATGACACAGTAGCAGGTCTATTGATGTGGCAACAATGTGCTCTCATGTGGTCACTGCCTCGCTCAGTTATCAACAGAACAATTAGCGGCGTTTGTGATGCGTTAACCGAAAGGACTTCACTCGCGCTATTAAAACGTATCTCAGATTGGTTGAAACAACTCGGGCTGGCTTGCTCACCAATCCATCGCTTATTCATAGAACTCCCAACACTATTAGGACGCGGAGCAATTCCAGGCGATAGTGTAAAGGATATGAAGCACAGACTCAAGTTCGACCCATCTATAACAGTAGATGTCCCAAGAGACCAGTTACACGATCTAATCTACAGACTCTTATCAAGAAATCTTCACATAACCAACGTTGAGAGCTTCGATCACCATCTAGAAGAGCGTCTGCTTTGGTCTAAATCCGGAAGTCATTACTATCCCGACGAGGAAGTCAATAGATTACTTCCCAATCAACCCACAAGGAAAGAATTCTTAGACGTCGTAACCGTAGACTACATCAAGGAATGCAAGCCTCAGGTTTTCATAAGACAATCACGTAAGCTAGAACACGGCAAAGAACGTTTCATCTACAACTGCGACACAGTCTCATACGTCTATTTTGATTTTATCCTGAAACTCTTTGAGGCAGGATGGCAAGATAGCGAAGCAATACTGTCGCCAGGTGACTACACTGGTGAACGCTTACACGCAAGAATTTCTAGCTACAAATACAAGGCTATGCTCGATTACACGGATTTCAATTCTCAGCATACAATCCGAAGCATGCGACTGATATTCGAAACTATGAAGGAGTTACTACCACCTGAAACCACCTTTGCTCTCGACTGGTGTATCGCCTCATTCGATAACATGTACACATCCGATGGCCACAAATGGGTCTCGACTCTCCCAAGCGGACATCGAGCTACTACCTTCATCAACACAGTATTAAATTGGTGCTACACACAAATGGTCGGTCTCAAGTTCAACAGTTTTATGTGCGCCGGTGATGATGTCATTTTATTGTCTCAAGAGCCAATATCACTGGTCCCCATTCTTACATCACATTTCAAGTTCAATCCCAGTAAACAAAGTACAGGCACTAGAGGTGAATTCTTACGCAAGCATTACACCTCAGAAGGCGTGTTTGCATACCCGGCACGAGCAATTGCAAGCTTAGTAAGCGGAAATTGGTTAAGCCAATCTTTAAGAGAGAACACTCCAATTTTGGTCCCAATACAAAACGGAATCGACAGACTTCGAAGCAGAGCTGGTTTACTCGGAGTCCCTTGGATCTTAGGCCTCTCGGAGCTCACAGAGCGAGAAGCCGTTCCTAGGGATGTCAGCATGGCTCTGTTAAATTCACACGCTGCAGGACCAGGTTTGATCACACGGAATTACAGTTCTTTCACCGTTACCCCGAAACCACCTACGCTAACTAGTACACTCGAGTACACAGCAACCCGTTACGGTGTCCAAGACCTGTCCAAACACGTACCATGGGAACAACTTACATTGGAAGAACGTAATAAGTTAGGAAAACAAATTAAGAAAATGAGTCACAGGCATTGTAGCCAGGCAAAGATAACATACACTTGTGTTCACGAAGTTTACAAACCAAGTGGCCTCCCCAAGGTGTTATCTGGTGCCAGCCAACCATCGTTGTCGATGGTGTGGTGGCAGGCAATGCTTAAGGAAGCAATGCAAGACAACTCTACTAAGAAGATAGATGCACAAATGTTCGCTTCGAGTGCATGTACAGACCGCGTCAGCGGTGATGCATTCTTGCAAGCGAGCGCAAAAGCTGCTGGTGTACTAATCACTAGCTTGATTCAATCTTCTTCATAACGTACAGCAAAAAAAGTCTCTATAGTTGCTCAAGACATATATGAGCCAGATGGCCCTGCT